GTCGTTATCAGTAGCGTATTTCTCCATACCGATTTTAGTCGATTCATCAGCTACTTCAATCTCAGCCGCTATAGCTGTAACCGCCGCAATCTGCTGCGCTTCTTCTATCATAGCGTTTTTCTGGTCTTCAAACTCAACCTGCTGGCCGATAATCTGATCTTGTATTAGCAGACTAGTGAGGTGCTCTTGAGTGGATTCGGAGAGTGCCAGAGCATAGGCAGCATTGAATGCGTCCAACTGACCCTGTGTGAGATGATACTCTTGTCCTGTATCAGGATGCACGATAGTAGTAGAGCCATTGACCATGTTAGCAGCCATTTGCGATATGAAATTGTTTGCCTCCTCACCTATTAGGGAATTTATGGCGGCTGTATGATTTTGGAGGTCTGTTTGACTTTTCACGGTAAACGACAGGCTCGCTAGGAACGCGATCAGGGCGGTTTTTATAAAATGTATACGCATCATTACCAATTAATCCTTGGTTAGTAGGACACGGAGTCCCAGATTCAAATAAAGCCCACCACACCCTATGATCTTGGCACATAACGCTAACGGCAGCAACCTTTAGACCTAGAGCTTGTAGCTGCTTAGACAGCTTTAATCGCTCACAATTTTGATCTACAACAGGCTTACCGATGGCTATACCAAACATCTGTGTTTGGACACCAGCACTACCAGAAAACACACATACGTCCTGATTGTAGCTTGAGCCGCTCGGAGCTACCGCAGTGCTAACTACTGCACCTTCTTGTGTAACTGTGGTGGTGGTTCGGTTATCAATACTCTCGGCGCTTTGTTGGTTGTTAGACCCAAAGTCACCTACTGAAGCATCTTGTGCTTCTTGAGCGTTAGATGAGTTTACTAATAATAGCGCCACCACCAGAGATAATAACCGCATACAGCCCCCATATCATGTTTTCTACGTGGATAAACTTCTTTGACCCAGAAGAAAGTTGTTCTTTGATATATGCGTATTTTAAATTGCACTCTGCCTCGTGCTTCTCAATACCTGCGACTGCTTCTGCTAGCATTTCCTTCTGCGTTGCCATTACTACCTCTACAATATGTTTAAAGTTATGATAATACCGTCATGCCCTTCGATAGGAAGGCCCACTTCGGCGGTAAATAAGTCTTCTCTGCCAAAACTCGCAAGTAAGAAATCATACATTGGAGTGTTTGTTTTTACATGCCCTTTTATGGCTGTAATGTCTAAATCCCGTAATACCTTACAAAAGGAATCACCAGACAGTATAAATGCTTTGTTGTCGCCCACTATCACGTTTGTGCAGTGGTATGCTTTGTTCTTTATTCTACCAGTTGTGTAGCCCACAACTTCGCCGTCTTTAGTTATCTCTGCGGTAAGTTTACCGTCTATTGCATGAGTAAATGCACTCTTCGTAATTGCGAAGTCTTGGCCGGTATTAATATCTATAACGTCTTTGTTTTCGGCGTATAGCTGCTCTAACTTCACTAGGTCAACTGTATTAACTATTGCCGTGCTAAACATTAAACGTCACCTCCACTTGCGCGTCTTCTGTCGTACCAAATATATCGCCTTGCCCGTTACCTGACCACGCTGCGTATTTAACTCCCTCGGCTGTTACTCTTGTAAAGGTAAGCGCACTCATAGTAGCTGTACCTAGACTTGTTACCACAGACGTAACTGACGTGGCTGATAGGTTTTCGTCTGGGTCGGCTACTGTAAATATGAATTCGTCTGCAACGTTTGACGTGTTGAGGCGGTGTATAGTGTAGTTAGCGCCACCCACTGTCACGTGATTAGGGGATAATGAGCCGAATTGGGGGGTGCTTTCATCAGATGGCACAGAAAACGGTAGTGCTATAAACCCATGGAATAAAACACCCTTTGTGTTAGTAACACCCACAGTCATAGTGGAGACATTAGTCCCACTCCCTGCACCTAGCATTGCTATAACGCCCGAAGACATTAACTAACACCCCCGCCAAAGATAACGTATAGGTTAGCTTGTACGCATACGATCTCGGCTACGCCGCCCTGCACAATGGTTCTGTCGGTATTTACGTCGCCCGGAGTGTATGCTGTACCTGAGCACAGGGCTATAACATCGTCAGTGCCACCGGATTCGATAGTAATATCAGCCGTTGCATGGGCGTTAACAATAACCCAAGTAGAACCAACAGGGATGGCCGTTGTAGCTGCGTCAGGTAGGGTGTACTTAGTGTCTCCACTAGCTGTGGATATAATTCTTTGCCCGACAAGTGCTGTCATTGCTGCGGCGTCTTTGTCGGCGGTTGGGGTAAGTACAGTAGCCGTAGGTGATCCTGAGATACTCAAGCCTTTTACTATACCCGCGCATGTAGTGTTACCCGTCACACCTAGCGTAGTACCTACAGTAGCGGCAGCAGCCATAGTAACCGCGCCAGTAACACCTAGTGTGCCACCCACTGTGGTATTACCAGTAACACCTAGCGTGCCACCCATTGTGGCGTTACCAGTAATGTTATTTACCCCGTCTATTACATCAGTGCCGTTGCAGTGTAGGAGAGATGTTTTACCCGCTGGTACAGCTACGCCTGTCTCGCCGCTAACCTTTACGGTTACAATTTGGTTAGAGTTGTTAAGCACAACAAACACTTTGCTTTTATCCGGGACATTGAGAGTGCCCGCAGCGGTAAGGGCGGAACCGCCTGCACCAGTATTTAGCTGTAATATTGCCGCACGCCCGTCCCCAACCGCGCCATCACCTGCCGTTACACTAGCGACGTTACTAGACCATGAGCTAATTACTGACCGTCCAGCAATGGCTTGCTCTAACAGGTCGGTAAGGGACGCGTTTATAGTTGTGCCCCAAGTGCCCGCAGCGTCGCCTACGGCTGGCTTTACAAGTCCTAAACTATCTGTGAATGTGGCCATTATTCAATCCTAATTATTGCTGTAGTCGCGCTCGCGGCAGGGAAAGTAACCGCAAACGTACTATTAGATGATGTTTTGTCTGAGCCGAAGTCTAGCACAGCTATAGATGAGTTAGCTCCACCACTTTGGTATATGAGTGCCCCGCGAGCTGTAAACGTAGAGCTTGTCCACTCACTATCAGCGAAATCGACAAAGGCTACATTATCCGAAACAGTAATAGCCGCCCCTGATAACGTGTTGCCACCTGTTGAGTATCCGCCTACACCGTCAGCTAATTCACCAGCAACCCCAGCGAACGCCGCTGTGGAAGCGTCTAGTGTCGCAGTACTATCGTACAAAGCTATCTTGAACGTATCCGAATCGAAGTGAATATCGCCTTTTAACAGGTTTTCTTTACACTTGTCTGTCATTGTTTGTGTAATAGCCATCTTATGCTACTCCTACCGGCGCGGATGCAGTACGGTACGCGGTTGTATTAACCTTACCTCGGTATATGTCTAGCAGTTTTAGTGACGTCATGTACTGTTTCTCGTACATAGCTAATATGTCAGCTTCAGCTTTCATAAATATACCCGCTTCCACTAGCGCGCCGTTAAGTAGCACACTATCAAAATTACTAGACAGCCACGTAGTGCCGCTATCCGCACCTGCCGTAAGTGAGGCTGGGTAGGCTTTGTAGGTGTGTATTAGAGATAGTGCGTCACTTGGGGTAGGTGCTACAGCAATAAACAAAGTTTCAGCACTGCCACTTACCCCGCTCTCGCCGTACTGCGCGTAGTACACAGGGTCGCCTGTAGTATCTTGGTCTGGGTATGCTTCTAATAAGAAGCTGTTGTCTTTCTCTATCAGGTACGTAACAACGTTGGCCGCATCTTTTGTAGCAAGGGTAAGGGTACTTAGATAGCCACTAGGCGTTGCTGTTAGGGGGTTTCCTACGGATAAGCTAGCTGAAGTCTCTGTAAACGTGCCAGAAGGTAGATTAATAGCTGTGTATATAGCTTGCTCTGCTTTAGTTATAAACAAGTTAAGCTGGAAGTCTGAAAACGTGTTCTCAGTAACGTCAGCTATATTAGTCTTCATGTCTGCGTATGTCATGCTCATTATGTCGTCACCGTTACTGTGCCTATCTTGGCATTACCTACTAATGTATTGGGTATGTCTATGTTATTCCCGCCACCTACAGGCCGAAAACCATACTGAGTAACCCTACTCTCAGCTTGGGCGTTGTCTGGGCGTGGGTTACGTATCGCCTGTGGGTCAGTTACTACAACTTCCCCTAACTTGTTCTGTGGGTGGTCTTTCTCCCAACAATATGGGCATACCATTAAATGTGTGTTCTTGCTCTTAATAACCAGAGCTTTGAGCTTCTTTAACTTGTACTGAAACCCACAACGGTCGCATATAGCGATAGCTCGTTTGGCGGAGGCGAATTTATTAGCCATTAGCAACGACCTATACTAGGCACGAAACGCGCTGAAGTTTTCTCCCTGTCTTCTTGCGAAGCGAGTGCAAATTGCTCTTCATATTCTTGCTTTAGCATAGGTATTCTAGATGCTAGTTCAGGTACTTTCATAGCTATATAGTATGCCAGTCCTGCTACCGCGCATGGGAGGAACCTGAAAGGCATGTCTGCTGTCTGCGCTCCCGTACCCGCGTCTTGTATACGGCGCAAACGGTAGTAATATATTTGGTAAGTACTACTTTTGTCCGGCACCGGCCATACGGTTAAGAACTGTACGTTTGCGCCTATAGTGGTAGGAGTCGGTGTAGCGCCCCCGGTGTGGTCGCCGCTTTGGTACGTGCCTGCTTGCCCTAGTCTATGGACTAATGCTTGTAGTGGTCTACCTGTAGATAGTTTGTTGGGTATAGCTGCGTACGTAGGCAAGCTAATTCTGTTTAACGACAGGTCAGATTGCGATGACGCGTTACCTGCGTTTGTACGTATGTTCATCTCACATACGTCTATCGTGTCAGCGGGTAAAGAATACGTAGCATCGTCTTTAGTAAGGTTGATAAAACCTTCGTCTATCGTCCACAGGTTAATCCCACGATTAGCCCACTCAATGGTAAGCATGTTCATGGAACGTCTAGCCGTACGTAGGTCGTAACCCGTGCGCAACTCGCGCCCAGCGCGTTCCCACGCCTCTTCCGCTATCTCTGTAAATTGCGGGTTAAATGTAGCAGTGCCTGAAGTAGCCATTATTTAGTTCCACATCCGCATTTGTGTCGTCGTTTACGAGCTAAGCCACCGCCCCCAAACTTTACTGTCGCGGGTTTAGTGTTCTTAACTACCGTTTTGCCCTTTGCGCCTTCCCGCTTCTTTTTCTTAGCAGTGGCTGCACGTTGGCCTTTAGTTAGCGAGTTCGCTTTGTTGCGCGGTAAGCAACGGTCTGGGTTCTTCTTGTCTTTTGATGTGCCACACTTACCTTTGACTTTACCATCAGTACCGACACGAACCCAGTCTTGGTCAACCCATTTCTTTAGATCGCCCATTATTTCTTCTTACCTTTAGAGCCTTTAGCGTAATTAGGGTCTTTGCAGTACTTAGAAGCTGCCATATTAGCATATGCACTAGGGTAAGTATCGAAGGTACGTTTCGCCCACGACTTACCCTTAGAGCATATTTTGCCACCAGATTTATAGTAGCGGCGCATGGTTAGCGCATCTTACACTTACGAACGCCTTGCTTAGCAATGCCCGCACCGCGAACCTTACCACCAGACTTGTACGTCTTAGCCATACCGCCGTCCATCATTTTCTTCTTAGCTTTAGGTACTTTACCGCCTTTCTTCATAGCGGGAGCGCCAGCAGGAGCAGGAGCACCACCCATAGGGGCACCACCGCCACCAGCCATAGCCTTCTTCTTCATCATTTCTTCCATCATTTTCTTTTTCTTCTGCTCTTCCGTCATAGGCATAGCAGGGGCACCACCACCCATAGCAGGGGCAGCACCAGCGCCGGGCATAGCCATTCCGCCAGCCATATATTTTTTAGTTTTCACTTTACCACCTTTTTTATAGTCAGATTTTTTCATGCCTACCATCTTTCCTGTCTTAGGATCAGTACCCATGTCTAAATCTTGTTTACGTTTAGTTTCCGCAGAGCCAGCTTTTTTGCTGAACTTAGGGTTAGGAAGGCCCGGATTACTTGTCGTGCCAAATTCTTTTAGTTTCTTTGCGTAGTCTTTCGAGTCTTTTTTACCCTTACCACTTACTTCTGGCATGTTAATCTCCTAACATTTCCAACGTTTGCGCGCTTGGCGAAGCCTTGAATTGGGGTCTTTCGCTGCCTTCGGAAACTGTTTCATTTGTCCGGCAGAACGCGCACAGTACGACTTTCGACGTGATGCGCGCTTGCCAGTTGGTTTGTCTTCAGTTACTGCTGTCTTTAATTTACTACCGGGATTATCTTTACGATACTTAGCTACACCTTTGGCGGTCATGCCAGCACCAGATTTGGTAGGGCGTTTCTGCCCGCCGCCTATGGTGTGGCCCTTCATAGAGCCTTTGACCTTACCGCCTTTTTTGTAGTAGTTACGCATAGTGCTTAGTGCCTTCTACAACTACAGTTAATACATCATTAGCGGAAATCCCAAGAGTAGAAATTAATAACGTCCCATCGGTTGCGCCCGTACCTGCGCCGGTACCAGTGTTAGTGGTAACAGAGTTAGCGCCTTTTCCGGGGGGTACTAGCCCTCCCCAACCACCTAAAGTAAAGTCTGAACTCGCGGTCATAACAGAACTAGAGCCAACACCATTAGCGCCCCACACATAGTAGTCCGTAGAGGCATCCCAATGTAGGAGAACCTGTATGCCTGTCTCTACTGTCGCCCATATACGGTCTATGGACACATAACTACACGCTTTACCCTCTTGGCTGGTGTAGTCAGCAGGGTCGATGAGGTCAGTTTTCGCTAGTTCACTAGTACCACTATCGTTAACTAGTGAAAACTTAACCACTAACTTACGCTCGGTGCTAGCTAGCGTTTCTATGTTAAATGATAACGCCATAATCTATACTCCCGAGTTATTAAGACGTGGCAAATACAGATAAGTTAGCTGCGGTACCATTACCAACGGATGTTAATCTTGCTTCAGCGTTCCATTGTGTGCCGTTGTAAGAAAACACAACATACGAACCAATACCCGGGCCAGCGTTAGTTAAACCAATAAGGTTTAAGAAATCATCGCCAGTGCCATCAGCAACGTCTTTAGAGAAAATCTCTACAGCAGCACGTCGATATACGACAGCATTAGCCATAAAGAATGCACCGGCAGTGCCGTATTTGTGAGTCTGGCCGTTTGACATAGCAGTATGATATTCGACAACAATAACATCACCGGCAACAGAACTAGCCGCTGTAGGTAAAGTCATAGTGGCGTCATTCCCGTCTGCGGGGGCTATGTTTACTGTGTTTTTTACCAGCGCGCCACTAAAGGCGTTACCAATTTGATTTTTAGCGGTTAATGTTCCGCCTACTAGACCTGTAGGTGTAGCTATACCAGCGTTAGCAATTACTGAGCCGGTAGCATTGATGTCTAGTACAGTTGTAATAACACCAGTAGTGCTGTCTTTTGTGATTACTTCAAAACCATTTTCTGAACGGACTGGGCCGCTAAAAGTTGTATTCGCCATGAGAATCTCCTGTCGTGGCTAATGTCTACCTACGATATTGCGGGTAGTCAGGGATTAGAACTTCGATCTTATAATAAAAAGAAAGGGAGCACAAGGCTCCCTCTCAGTCTTACTTTACTTGGTCGATTAAGAACCACAGCCAAACATAGCTAATGGGTCAGAAACACCAAACGAGTAACGTTCACGAGCTTTATAACGACTGTTACCAGTGTCAAAATCCGCGTCCATAGACGTAGACATTTTTGAACGAGTAAAGTGCTTTAAGCCATTAGGGATGTCAGTGGTTAGAAACC